GGGTCCGCTAATGCCGCCGGCCATCGCAGCCGTCGCTGTTGGGGTCCTCGCCGGGGCAAGTGCAGCTATCGCCGGGGCAAGCCTCGTGGCAGCGATCCTGATCGGCGCCGGCGCTGCGCTGTTCAGCGGGCTCAGCACGCTCCTGACGCCGAGCCTCGAGCCACCAAAGCTCTCGCCGCTCTCGTCCGCCGACCGCCTCCAGAAGCGGACAGTCACCGTCAGAGACCCCGTGCGGTCGCGTGACATGGTCTACGGTCGGACGCGAAAGGGCGGCACGATCATCGAGTTCATCACCTCGACGGACGACAGTAAGGAGCTGAACCTCGTGATCGCCCTGGCCGGCCACGAGTGCGAGGCCATCCAGGAGGTCTACTTCGGGGAGGACCTCGCCTTTGATTCTTCAGGGGTCGTCCAGCCGAAGTTCACGGACAAGGCGTTTGTGACGAAGTACCTGGGGACGAGCACGCAGACGGCAGACGCCGGCCTCATGGCCAGGAGCTCACGCTGGACGTCGGCCCACCGCCTGCGTGGTATCTGTTACATCGTCGTGCTGCTGATCTTCGACCGCGACCTCTATGCGGCAGTGCCGAACGTGTCAGCGATTGTCAAGGGGAAGAAGGTCTTTGATCCGCGCAGCGGACTCACGGTCTGGAGCGACAACGCTGCCCTCTGCCAAGCAGACTACCTGAATGATCCGACCTATGGGTTGGCTATCCCGTATAGCGGCGGGTCGCCCGCGCCGGAAATTGACGTGATTGACGAGGCTGTGCTGATCGCCGCGGCCAACATCTGCGACGAGTCCGTGAGCGTGCCACCTTTTACTGGGTCTCCCCCGACGCCGTCTACGGAGAAGCGATACCTCCTGAACGGTGTGATCGACTCGGCCGAGGAGCCGGAGTCGAATCTCACTAAGATGCTCAGCGCTTCGTATGGCCGTGCGCTGTACGTCGGCGGTGAGTGGCTGGTCAAGGCGGGCGCCTTCGAGACGCCGACCCTGGGCTTCGACGAGGACGACCTGAGGGGGAACGTCGTTGTCCAGCCGCGCGTGCCGCGGCGTGACCTGTTCAACGCGGTCCGGGGAATCTTTGTCTCTGAAAAAAACAACTTCCAGCCGGCCGACTTCCCTCCCGTGACCAGCACCACGTTCCAGACCCAGGACAACGGCGAGCGCATCTGGCGGGACGTTGAGTTGCCCTTCACCGCGACAGAGACGATGGCTCAGCGCATCGCAAAGATCCACCTGTTCGCCATGCGCGAGCAGATCTCGGTGATCTACCCGTGCAGCCTGAAGGCGCTCCAGGTGAACGTCGGGGATACGGTGATGATCACCAACGCGAGGATGGGGTGGACGGACAAGATCTTCCTGGTGACCGACTGGAGCTTTGCCGTCGTGCAGGACGAGGAGGGCGCGCCGCTGCTGGGCTGCAATATGCAGCTCAGGGAGACGTCGGCGGCCGTGTACGACATCACCGCCTCCGAGCAGGACCTCATCGCGGCCGCGCCGGACACCCTGCTGCCCTCGCCGGCGAACGTGGAGTTCTGGGCGGTGCAGATCGACGGGCGCGGGCAGTTTGCCACGTCGTCCGTCCTGGCGGGGTTTGAGGCGATCATCAACGGCCAACAGGCTCCCACGTGGCCCGGTCGGCTGGGCAGCCCGAGCGGCATGGTCGGGCTCGTCTACAACCCGAGGACCGGACACCTCAATTGTCAGGACCAGAACCTCGCGACCGGGAACAACCAGGACGTGTTCGACCAGTACGTGGTGACGCCGGTGCTGAACCCGTCGTACACCACGGAGGAGCTGGACATCACCTTCGACGACAACGTGCGGATCATCGCGCCGCTCGTCTCCCAGAAGGGTCCGGGGGAGCCGGGGGCGTTCTCCGCGCTGGTGGAGTTTGACTACCGGCTCGACGCGGGCGCCTTCGTCGGCTTCTCGCCGCTGCGCGTGCAGAGCGCGACCGGGATGCACTTCAAGTTCCGCGCCGTGTTTGACACCAGCGAGGGGGCGGCCATGATCGTCAAGTCGTTTAACCCGACGATCGCCAAGCGCCTCGTGGTCCACAAGGTCTCATCGGTGGTGATCCCAGTGGGCGGGAAGTCGTTCGTGTTCGACACGCCGTACCACAAGACGCCGACCGTCGGGGCGAACGTGCATGCCTCTGCCGGGAGGTCGGTCGTCTTCCCAGAGATCGACCGGTTGGGGTTCACCGGGAAGGTGTTTGACGCATCGAGCGACGTCGGCGGCACCATCGGCTGGCGCAGTGAGGGAGTCTGATGCCTGGGACGACGAACCCTGTTGGGACCTGGCTGAACGACCCAGACTTTGAGGCGCAGCTGGGGACGAGTTACAAGACCGCGCTAGACAACGCGCTGACCGTCGCGCGCCGGCTGGTGCGGGCCTTCGCCCCGCACGAGCAGTCCACCCCGAACATGACCGTCCGGCTCGACGAGGGGTTTATATTCAGCGGAGGGACGTTGAGCGAGGTGGCGGCGCAGAGCACCGGGACGATCACGGCGCCCGTGACGAACCCGCGCATCGACCGGGTAGTCGTGGACAACGCGACCGGCGCGGTGTCCGTGATCACCGGGACGGAGGCGGCGTCGCCTAGTGCTCCTGCCATAACGGCTGGTAAAACACCAGTAGCTCAGGTCCTGCTCCAGACCAGCACAACGCAGATCACGAACGCCATTATCACAGATGAGCGAGTCACCGCCGCCGGACTGTCGGCTGCCGTCGCTGAGGTCATCACGGCGGCGTGGACTTTAGCAAATCCGACCATCACCGGCGCAGCTCCTGCGACACCTGTGGCAGACCGACTCTACGCCAACAGCCTCGTTTGTGCATGGGCGATTGTGGACGTTACCGCAGGAGCCCCAAGCCTAGTCGCGGATTTCAACGTGTCGGGAGTTGTCGATACTGGAACAGGGCAGGTCACGGTGACGGTGGACACAGACTTTGGCGGCGCGGATACCTATGTGGCAATACCGTCTATTCGCGGGGGAGTCGAACCCAATCGCCATGTCAGAATCGGCGAACAATTAGCCGGATCATTTAGGGTAGATAGTCTTCGTACTTCTGACCAAACCCTACAAGACTTAGGCAGTGGAGACGATATTGTGGTCATCTGTGCGGGGACATAATATGAAAAAAGGGAAGTTTTGCCGCGTGGTTGAGAAAGAGGATGGCACTGTTCAAATTCTCTACCCAAACGAGCGTCTTCGAGGGGAGGGTGAATCTGACCTGGAATGGCACCAGCGGGGAGCCGACTTCATGCTCACGAAGCTCCCGCACTTGGCTGGGCGTCCATTCGTTGACGTTCTTGTTACAGAGGTAGAGAAGTTGTCTCGTCGGGAGGGGACAGACGACAGAACAAAGTGGAGGATTAGGTCCGGCAAAGTAGTTAAGGAGATCTAAATGGCGTTCCTCCCGACGGCTAAATATCCGCGCATCCTCTACGATCCTGGCACGGGCCTCGTGACCCTGGACGTGGAGCAGGGTACGGAGGCAGCCGAGGCCGTGCGATGAGCTGGATATACAGGCACTTCACCGAGGCAGAGGCGGCGCGGGCGTGCGAGATGGACTCCGATGTCAAGCTTGTGAGCCCGGTGCTGATGCGGGCCCTGGACGAGTTCCGGGATGAGCTGGGGGCTCGGATCGTCTTCAGCCCTGTACGGGGAAGTCTATACGCGCGGGGGGGGCACACGCCAGGGAGCTATCACTATAAGGGGATGGCGGCGGACCTCATGTTCCCGGACACGCCGCTGCTCGAGGCCTTCTTCGCGGCGACGCGGTTTATGGACTTCGGGGGAGTGGGGGTCTACCCGTATTGGGCGCCGGACCCCGGGCTGCACGTGGACATCCGGCCGGCACGGATGCGGGCGTACTGGTGGCGGGACCAGGAGGGAAGGTACATCTGGCTGCACCAGGCGAAGGAGATTCGGCAGCTATTCACGATACTGGAGAATACGGCGTGAGGGTAACCGTGATGGACCCCGCGAAGATCCGCATGGCTGCCTGTAGTCGATGTGGGCGGGAGACGAAGCATATACCAATCTTCTGTCATAGCCTACCAAGCCAGGGGAATGGAGATACGGGGGAAGAGATCATCGTCCAGTCTCTCTTGTGCTTGGAGTGTTGGTCCAGGAGGGAACCGTAGATGGAGAATCAGGAGGCTTATGCCCGCGCCAAGGAATACGGTGAGTTCATCGGAGAGGTCCGTACCTCCCTCAAGGGCATCGAGAAGCGCCTAGACAAGGGA